CCTCTACAACATGTCTTGCATATACGAAATCAAACTCTTTATCTTTGTATGGGAAAACTTGGGATGAGAAATCACACATTGAATAATTTTTAAATCGAGATTTTTCTTCTTCGCTGTGTCCACAAAAGTGAGTTGCTTTTTCAAAAGGTACTTGACCTGGCCCTAATTCTAAAACTTTTCCATTAGCTTTTGATGCAACATACTTAGTTACCTCTTCAATGGGTGGATAGTATCTTATCTTAATCATAAAAATTTTTGTTCAATTAATTTATTTAACTTATCTTTATTACTGAAAGCATAAAGAGCTGCGTGATAGTCTTCAGGAAATATTTCCCAAAAAGGGCCTTCTGTACCCGAACAACCTTCTCTTGCAGGATATATTTCTAAAGTAAATTTAACTTTATCTACTGATATATGTTTTATAATTGTTCTAGAAGTTGGCATTATTTTTTTCTTTTTCTATGTTGACCCATGTACCATTCACTAGGTTCATAGTTCCATTTTTTACCGTGATGTCCTCTTATATCTGCGTACCACATTCTTAATTTAACTATTAGTTTTCTTATACTTCGTGTCACTTCTTCTTTTTTATATTATCAATTTGTTCAACATCTTTAAAAGGAACCATAGTAATTTTATCAAGCCTGCCTTGACGTTGATAAATTTCATATATTCCTTTACCTTTTTTAAAATTATTTTCTTCTAATTTATTCCAAATAAATTCAAATAATTCTTTTCTTTTAACTATTAACCAGTAATCTGTTCTTTCGAAAACAATGTAGTCTGCCTTACCTTTTATCCAACCAGGTTTACCTCTTACATTAGTTCCTTCAATCCATGTAATATCATCTTGTTTATCTTGATCTGAACGATTTATTTTTTTCATTCCTTTAACATCAAACTTTAAGAGTTCCCCATTTAAAATTCCTTTTACATCCCAATGCTCAAACATATCTTGTTTACTATCTGCCCAGACAGGATCCTTTAAATTTTTTGCAAAGTTTTCTTCTGTTATTTTTGCTAATCTTTTAAACTCTTCCCAACTCATTATTTTTTCTTTTTTAAATCCTTTAGTTTTAATATTTCTAAATCACAATAATGTTTTATTTTCTCAAGGTCTTCGATACCATTTTTATTTAAATATCTACAAACATATTTAATAACATTACCTTGAAAGAATGAGAGATTATTCTTTGATATAAATTCATAAGGTTGAATGTGAAATTCTTTGTAATGATTCCCGCCAATCTGTTTTGATTGTGGAAATGCTTCTTCTAATAAATCTTTATTGGTCATCTTGTTTCCTCTAAATAAATTAAATAATCTTTACCAATTGGGTAATGATACTTATAGTCAGTTGATAAAATATGTAAAGTGTTTTTTGCTCTTGATGCACCTGTGTAGTAAACTTTTCGCTCTCCACTTTTATCTAATTTTGTTTTACGGCCAAAGTCAGATGCGTAATCATTTTTACTTGCAAGAACAACATGGTCAGCTTCGCCACCTTTGACACTATGAATAGTATCAATAATAATTTTAGGCTCTTCATTTAATTGCTGTTGGCCATAGCGTTTTAGTAATCTTATGAAATATATTTTTTGTCTTGAAGTAAAATTCCTACGAAGAATCCACCACCATTCTTTGTTTTTCTTTTCATCTGGCACAGTTAAACCACACCAATCTTTAAGTTCTTCAAAGTTATAGGTTTTAAAATCTGGCTCTCCCATCCAAAATTTATCTTGTCTGTAAGCGTCTTTTTCTAAATCCCTTATGTATTTAAACATAACCTCAGCATCAGCTTTATTAATTGATTTACCATTAGATATAGCTGTCCAAGCTTTTATGGCCTGCCATTGTTTACGATCAAAAGATTTATTATTCTTATTATCTCCAAAGTATAAACCTGCTTCTTTAGCAGCCATTCTAAGTTCATTAACAACTTTATTAACTCGTCCTAAGATGTACCATGTACCTTCTTGATTAAAATCTATCTCTTTGAAATTTAAATATCTTTTAACAGCACCCTCTTTATCTGATGGTAGGTATTCTTTCTCTTCTGAATCTATAATTCCTCTTCTAATTATTTCTGTAAAATGGTGTATAGCTTCTCCAAATCTCCTAGTCTTTCTTAGTACAACCTTTCTGCCTGGGAAATAAGTTGTAAAATATTTTGAATCAGCTCCATTCCATTGATAGATTCCTTGATCATCATCTCCTGCTAAATAAATTCTCTTTGATTTATTTGCTATTTTAAATAACACAGACCATTGAAGAGGTGTAAAGTCTTGAGCTTCGTCTAATATCAAAACATCTAATGCAGGAAAATCTATTTCATCAATTGCTTTTGAAATCATATCGGTAAAATCTATAAATGATGATTCGCCACCACCATTTTTATAATGTTCATAAGTAGATATCTTTCTTTGAAATACATCGATGTTATCTTTCTTATAAGACTCTCTTTTGTAAACTTTAATAGGGTCTTCCATCATGTTTCTTGCCTTATCATAAATAGATAAAGACCAATCTTTATAGATAAACTCATCATCTTCTAATCTATTATCTGATCGTTTTAAAATACTTTCCTGTAATGCAAAATCAATCATACAGCTTTTAATATCAAATACTTCTTCTTGAAAATATCTACGACAGTATTTGTGGAGAGTTTTAAATCTTGTAAAATTTTCTATAGTGTACTGTGGAAAAGTAGACAAGGCTCTTTCAACAGCAGTGTTGACCGCTTTGTTAGTAAAAGAAATGAAAGCAATTCTTTCTGGTCTTGTTCCGTTTCTTAAATATTTTTTTAAAATCCTTTCAATCAAAGTATAGGTTTTACCTGTTCCTGGTGGGCCATATATTTTAATCGTTTTCTTGTGTAGGTTTTTCAGCCTTTGGATTTCTAAACTTTCCTGTGTGGTAGTCATCGTCCATCTCCGTTAATGATGTATCAACTTTCTTTGGTTTATGTTTTTTAATTTCTTGGTGATTGATAAACTCTGGCATATCAACTGCCCAAATATTTTTCTCCCCCTCATGGTATTCTAATCGTTTACAATTTAATAATCTCAAAGCTTCCATAGAATTATTGAATGCTTTATTCATTTTCTTCTTCATCCAATTATCTAATGTAGTTCTTTTGAAATAACAAACATTTGTTTTAGAATCTAATACAACATATCCATCTTTTAGTTTTCTAAAATCATCTTGTTCAATTGTATCTTCAAAGAATTCTTTAAGTGTTTGGTATCTCATATCTTCTAAAGTTTCTAAATAATTAAACTCATCAGACTCTTCAGCTTTCTTAACTAAACCATCTAAGAATAAATCCCAAACAATAATATTTTTTCTCTTTGGTAGTGTCTTCCAAAGTATTTTATAATTTAATAATTTCTTTTTAAAGTTTAATTCAGATGCTAGATCTTCTGGTTTAACCATAATCTTTTCGCCTTGATATTTAAATTGATAAAAAGATTCTTTAATATCCCTTATAAACATCACATCTTCAAACTCATCTATGATTGCAGGTGCTTCTTGAAAGATACCTAATGATCTATTCTTACATAAATCTTTATTACATAGTGGTGTAATTGCATTGAGTTTAGGTGGACACTTATAAAAATAACCACCCTTCTTAACTGATTTTGCAATAGTAACTATTTCTTTTTCTGGTAATGGTATTGTAAATATCTCAGTATTTCTTTTCTTTGCTATTTCAGTAAGTTCATTAATAGATAAGTTCTCATCTTTCTTACATTCCAATACTAAAACATTAAATAAAAAATCATTTCTATGGTTACCAGACCATTTTTCTTGAATCATTTTTTGAACACAAGGTGGGTATTCTTTCCAACTTGATTCTGGTTCATATGATGTTGCTTTAAAGTTTTTAATTTGTTCTAAAGATACTCGTTTAAGTTGTGCTAATTCTAAAAATGCTTCTAACATGATAGGAGTTCCATCATCATTATAAGCAAACTCTGTTGTCATTTTAGCTTTAAAGTATGGCATACCCAAAGCTTTATTCATCGGAAATACTTCATTAGCCATGAAGTAATCATTATTCCATTTATTTAAAACTTTTAAAACTTGTGATTTATCTTCCCAATCTTTTAAAAATAAAAATATATGTAAGCCTCCAGATTTTGATCTTACAGGTATTAAAGGTAGTTTATTATTTTTAATTATGTCAACGTATTTTTTTGAACTATAATCTTTATAGTTTTGAGGATCGACATCAATGCACCCCCATTTAATTTTGTCATCACGTTCTGGTCTAAGACCAATAACGTATTTCCCTTCTAAATGATCTTGCCATAAGTCAGCGGTTACTGGTTCGTGGATCGTGAGGTAGTCAGCTTCCCTCTTCCCCCTTTCATCTTGGCCACCCGTTAGGGTGACCTTAATGAATTGACCAGAGTCGCCTTCAAACAACTCTAGTAATTTATGTTGCATTA